GAGGATTTGCGTCCTCGAGGAAACTCCAGTAGTGGATACTGCTGGAAAACCCTTTTTGGTTTTCAAAGATAAACTTTGAAAATAGGACTGATTGGATCTCTTTCGAGATAACCCAATTCAGACTCCTGAAGTTTGTCATATCCAAGTTGTTTAAAGGCTGAAACATACCAGTGTTTCAAACCTAAACAACGAGTCAGTGACTATACCTGCCGTCCCTTTCGGAACAGCGGAGTAGTCTCTGAATATTACTTAAATATAGTCATCAGGAAATATCCTGTTACCTCTTGGTCTAGAAAGCCAAGTCGGTGTGAAACTATAAATATTGACCTTTAAAACTTTAATATGAAATATACAAAATTTATTTCAATTCTTAAAGCTTTTAAAGATAGTAATATTTCAGAGCCTATGGTATCACTAGGTAATTCGCATGAATTGCCTTCACTTATTCGAGGAATTGGTTGACGTATTGTATACGCAGCCTTCCCGAATGGTGTGAAGCTAACTCGGCGTTTAAAACAGCTTCAAATATTTATTAAGTACTTGTTGACTATGTCCAAAAGACATGGTCCAACTACTACTGTTAAATATTTAAAGAGTTCTACCCTAGCTATCCAGAAGGCAATAGCGGGTTATCCTCTTGATTCTCTTAGAGAATTAGAGCCTAACTTGCCGTTACCCCGTTTGCAAAATGGTCTTCCTAGGTTTATTCCTATTGAAGATCGTAGAGCAATACGGAGGGGAAACACCGACGTTATTCGTTGGTGGTTAACTTGTTATTCTATTTATAGAATAATAAGAATCCCTGGTACTCTTAAATTGAGCACCATAACGAATCCTACTTCAGCATCAAAACTTGATATTCAAATGGGGTCTGTTAAATTGGCTTATTTAGTAAGTCAATTTAAAGACCGATTTGATTTCAAGATCTTGAAAAAGGAAGTGTGATTATTGCCTCTTGAGAAAGCATCTCCTCACTCTCCGGTTAGTTGAACATCATGATTCAAGACTCCCGGAATCATTGCTAGATATCACAAAGACTTATTCACTCATATGAATGAATATATGTCTGAGTTTAAATCTATGGCAAGATTCTCAGGATACTTTTTCATGATTGCTAAACTAACCACAAGAGATGTAGAAAATTTACCTATGGGTAAACTTTCTACAAAAGAGGAAGCAGCTGGTAAAATAAGAGTTTTTGCTATGGTAGATTGTTGAACACAATCTATGTTAAAACCATTGCATGATCTTATTTTTTCATTCCTTAAGACACTTCCAAATGACGGAACTTTTGATCAACAGGCCTCTGTAGAGAGGGCTAAGATCAAAGCTAAGTCATCGGGGGTTTCTTTCGGTTATGATTTATCAGCAGCTACTGATAGGCTTCCTTTAGCTCTTCAGATATCTGTCTTATCTTCTATTATAGGAGAAAAGGCAGCTAATCTTTGAGCTAAGATATTGGTTGACCGAGATTACATACTTAAATATGAAGATGAAACTCATATTTTAAGATATGCAACTGGTCAGCCAATGGGAGCTTTATCCTCTTGGGGAATGCTTGCCCTAACCCATCATTTTATCGTTCAATTAGCTTATAGAGAATCTTATTCTCTTGTTAAAGCTGATTGATTTGATAATTATGAGTTATTGGGTGATGACATTGTCCTTTTTGATGAGAAAGTTGCAAAACAATACCTTTTCATTATGGAAGGGTTAGGAGTTGAAATTAATCTTTCAAAGTCCGTCCTTTCCAATAATGGAAGTTTTGAATTTGCAAAGGTATCATCATTTAAGGGGCAAAATGTCTCGGGAGTACCTTGGAAGATGTTTATATCTCAACGGACTAGAATGGGAAGAGTAAATATATTACTTTACCTTATTCAGTCTATCCAGGTTAAACATCCTATCCGGTACATTAAGAACATCACTATGTTCAGACCTGGTATGTTAGGTGATTATGGTTTTACTTTAATCGCCTTACTAACCATGTTGACAACTAGAGGTGTTTCTGATAGCAAAGAAGGTAAATTTATATTTTCTTGAAGTGAATTGTTGAGAACTTTAGGTTCTTGTACAATTGCTTCACAGAATTATATAAAAAATCTTCTGAACTCTCAAAATATTACTTACTTAGAATATTTGATTACAACCCTTATTAAAAAGGATTATGATAATATTCAATTAAGTAAGAAACCGTTAGTTGACATGTCTTTTGCCATGGATCATCCTTTCCAGAAAATTGGTCTTGCTAATTATCTTCTCGATGAGAAGTCAAAAGTAAGCCAGTTAACATGGAAGGATTCCTTGGTTGAACAAGTAATTAATAATTTCCTTCCCGGTCTGCCGGAAAGCAGTAGAGTCCTACAGTATCCTAGTAATAGTAATATTACAAATGATGCTGTATGACTTCAACGTCTTTTCCAGTCTATTTACTTTACTGTTGATCATTTCTTTAAAGGATTTGATGAACTGTATAAGGAAATAAAACCGGGGATCGCCCATAAATCAATTGAAGAGTTAATCCATATGAAGGAGAAATGAGATTCTTATAAAGAAACTCACCTTCTTGTAGATCGTGCTCTGAAAAAGATTAATGGTGGATCCGATTCTAAGTTAAAACGGACTGAATCCCTTAAAGCTTTACAATTTATTGTTAAGTCTTCTAAAGGTCGTCCAATTTGAACTTATGATATCGAAAGGATGTCCCACTTACGTTTTATGAGAATCTCTAAGAATTCTTTTAGATAACGTGGGGCAATTTCAGCTGAAATTACCTGTCAAAGTGGTACCTCTTTACCTAAGGTTTATTTACATAAACTAAGGTCTTAGAGGGTTTGGACTTAAATGAAAGTTTATTTCCTGTGGCCTCTTTGATACTATCTTAGAAGCAAGG